GTATAGGTTGGTTTTCAATCCGTATATGCGCTCATTCGCTACATCAGAGAAGGGCGGATCGAGTATAGCGAAATCAGCGGAATCCGAATCAAGAGCTTTCAACCATTCGAGTGCGTCTTCATGATCGTCGGCCAGCGTTTCAGGATTCAAGTCGTTAGTGAAAGTGCCAATTCGACAATTCCGGGCGAACGGATCGACAATCACGGCATTATCAACCCAAAAATCAGAGCTGCAGATTTCGTTCCAAATATACGCGAAGTATCGCGTTTCATGGGTGTCGCGCTTGCCCATCCAACCGTCGCGGAGATAGGTAATTGGGAGAGATTTTGAAGAAACAGCCATGATACCCTACGGGGCTTGAAAGGACACTATACTATTTCATAATTGCTAAAACCACTCACTATTATTAATTATTATACACTATTCACTACTACTACTACTACTACTACTACTACTGAAACCTAAAAACAAGGTTTTAGGACCGGGTTGGGTTCGGTTCGGGTGTGGATTGGGAGCTAGTTGCCGTAGGAGTGGTTATCGCCCTCCAATTAGCCACAATCAAGATTCTTTTTGAAATGGTTCAAAGAATCTCGATTTCTATCGATGTAGTGGGTCATTCTCTGCAAAAAATCGACTCGATAATTGAACAAACCGGGATCGGAGGTGGGGAACCGCCGAATCCTGTTCAACAAGCACTCGCGCAGCTCCTTGTTTCGAGAGTGAATCTCCCGACAGCAACGCAAACCATCGTTGAAACGATCCGGTCGGACGATGGTAAATTTTCAAAGGAAAAATTATAACCGAGATTGCGCCCCTGGTCGTCCTATGGCAAGGCGCAAGAAGGCAACTCGACGCCGACGCAAGACTTTCTCGATCCTAAATTCCCTTGAAGCTCTCGCCTACGGCCAGATTTTGAGCGTCGGAATCACGGGAGGGGGATTATGGGAATTCGCAACCGGAGCCACCGATCTGGGGTATAGAAGCAATCGCGGAAATCTCGGAATCAGCGGCATCGATTCCGGGGTCACGGGAATGTCCGTTGTCGGAAACACTCAAATCTCGCTCGGCGACTTCGTGAGCAACCCCACGCTCGCGATAGATGAAATGACCACCAATTTCACTCAATCAATTATCCCAATGGCAATTGCAGGGTTCGGCACTTCGGTTGCATTTCGCGTAGGAAAGCGTTTGCTCAGAAAACCGATCTCAATGGTCACACGCGACTTGATTAAGCCCGTATTCGGTGCCGGAGTGCGGCTCTGATGGCTGATGTTGACGCCTTCGGGCAATTGGTGATGAAAGGCGGCTCGATCTGCCCTCTTGCCCGAACAGATATTTTAGAAGATACCGAGGAGGAGATTTTCACAGATTCAAATTATGTCGGATCGGCTCAAACCGCTGGAACATTCGTCACTCAGACACTCACATCTCATGTCGTCGTCGCTTCGGGGATTACAGCGGAAAACGATATGAATTATTGCGCCATCAAATCAGCCGGGAAAATAAAGGCAGCTCTGCCGGTTTCTGGCCTTAACGGAGGTGCGGGGCTCCCGGCACCTCTGCCTTATCCTAAGCAATTAGTCGCTGGCGATCAGGTGATGGCGATGGCGACAGCGGCCGCTTCGAGGGACATCGCCTTGAGCGTTGCTTGCTCAAATGGCGAATATCATATTTTCAGCGTCACCCCGTCGGGAGCTTCAGCATCGGGCCACGAATTAGTTTCAATTTTGACGGGACTCTCCGTAGGCCAGACTCTCCAAAATAGAACCGTGACTCACGCTTTCTGTATGGGTGGCAATAATGCCGCGAATTTTTCAAGCCCGGTTTATTTCGTCAATGGATCGGGAACGCCGATTGCGAGCGTCACCCCAAATGACCCGGCGGTTGATTCGGGCAAGTATGAACCCTGCTTCGCGCCGATTGCCCTGAACACCCGCGCTTTAGTATCAACAGACGCTTAGGGTGAAAGTATGGCTGTATCAAGACGGGCAAGGGCGCGATTCAAGATAATGTCGGCGTCTGAAAAGGCGTCGGTGCGTAAGGCCGTCAAGCTCCTATACGATACCGAGTTAGTCGGCATCAAGCGTATGCGTGAAATAACGAGGCTCGCTAATAAGAGGTGAGCTGCATGAATTACCAGTACGGAAAAGTTCGCTTAGGAAAGGGCGGAATCCCGGTCGGCGGATCGGATAATTCAAAGCTCTGGCTCGTCTTTAGTGCATCCGAGAATCCCGTTCAATTGATTGCTGGCTCATATTGGGCGGGTGATTCGGGAGAAAATTATGGCTTGGTCATGTTCCCACCGGGTGTTCCCGAAGGCGCGAACGGGACCGCGACCATTACCGGGGCTATGGGAGCTGTGACGATTAACTTTCAAATGGCTGGGGGAGAAACCGCCGTGACCCCGGCGGCCGTGTGGCCCGGACAAAAGACCGCCGGTGCGTCACCTCCTGTCGTCCCGCCCTTCTGGTCGCTGTATGTTTTGCCCGTAAGTGGTGCCTCTGCCGCTAACTTTGAAGTCCGTTTGATGGGAATGGACTTGATATGAATGCCTAAATCAGCTCCCACGCAAGTGATAATCCACCGGATTGAATTTCAAGAAAGCGAACGCGAGATTTTACGCGATGTGGCGATGACTTGGCAAGCCACCCGGATCGCAGCTCCCATCGTGTCCCTAATCAACGACAATACAACCCTCCTACTCATCCTAAGCGCAGTAGCGGCATGGCTAGGCTTGAATTACATTCCCCCAGCACTCGAGGAGGGCTACGATATGATCATTGACTTTCAAGAACAACTGCAATCAGCTCTCGACCAGGGGACGATTATCCGCGAACGCGTGGATTTGGTCGGCGGTGCTCTCACTCGTGGGCCACTCTGGGGCGGTATCGATCTCGCAGAGGCTTTCTTTGGCATCAATCTCCCCGATTTCGGTACTGGATATGAACCGAGCGACACCGGCGGAGGTGGCGGATTTTAGACCCTTTACCCCCCTACTTCGAAGTCACTTTCTCCATTTCTTGAGCCATTTGCCTATAAGTGAATCCGGTTTTTCGTTAGAGTCTGGCTTTGCGTTTCCATGAGCTGCGATCCCGGCTATGGGAAATGCGGGGCTAATTGTCGAGCGTAGCCATTCCATATTGCCGACTTCTGGCCCTTCGTAGGGAATCTCCGGGTTGTTGATTTGGCCTTCGATGGACATGGCACTCTCATTGAGCCTCTGAGGGTCTTTGCCTTTCCACATGGCAAAGTTAGCCTCGGTTGGGACTCCTTCGGGCCAGCACACCGGGCAGAGTGACCGGGGCAAACAGACACCGAGCCGTTCTTGAATCCCCGGTTGACGGTGAATCATCGAGAGCTTTTCCTGATGCAAAGCGTGACGGCGCAAACAGACACGCACGAACCGGGACAGATTGAACCCCGGTCCTTGAGCCATGATTATCTCTGCATCAGAAGCCTCGATGCTGATGGACTTGATAATCCAATTTTTCATAATGGCACCTCCGTCAATTGATGCGTAATTCCGCGCCTTGTGATGTAGCATTGTTCATTTTGAATACCCGCCACTTGTTCAAATGACTCACATTCAAACACAATCTTGCAGTATCGACAACGAAGTTTCAACTTCTCCTCCTCCGGATCGCATTCACGATGAAATCCCCGTAAGACGCCCACTTCTGGCGACCGGCGTATTTTGGATTCGACCCCTCACGCGCAGCTCCCAGACACAATTCAGGACACCTTTTCAAGAGGATTTCCCGCACTTTTTCAATTTCATTTTTTTCACCTTGTAATCTCACTTTCACTTTCACTTTCATCACTTTCACAACCATTCGCGCAGAGAGAACCATCGCTCGCCCTTCGATTCAAGAGCTGCGTCGAAAATCTCGGCACTTAGCGCGAAGGGAATATGGGAACGCTCGCGTTTCGATCTGGCCGAAGTCGCCAAACCAGAGCCACGCGGGGCGCGAATGTGTTCACATTTTGGATTCTCACGAAAACACCGGGATCGAGCTCTCCATGTCCTCGGGAACCCGCCCCATAGATCGGTCGGCTTCATTCGGTCGTCGCCGTATGAACAATAGGTGACGGTTTCACGGTGAAATCTCTGCATCCACTCTTGAAATCTAAGAAGCCCTACTGGGTTTTCAATCACGAAATAAAGCGGGTCGAGTTCTTCGATGAGATCGAGAGTGTGCTTGTGGCGTGAAATCATATCAATGGCGGCTTGAGTATTTGGGATCGTCCGATTGATGAAGTGGTTCGCGTGGAATCCCGCCACGCTGAAAACCGAGCAATCCGGAGAAGCCCAGATGATGAAGATTCTCTCCCCTGGGTCAAGGTCGAGGGCAGCTCTGATTTGGTCGGCGGTCACGGTCGCTATATCGGCACAAATGTCGGCTTCAAATTTCGGATCGTTATCGACCGTGAGAACCGTATGACCCTTGCGTCGGGCGGCTTCGAGTCCTGTCGAATCTCCCGCCCAGAGCTCGACGCACTTCACGATGACCACTCCCGAAGCGTATGAGAGTCTTTCTTGAACAGCGATACCAGTACATCATTTCGCGGAGAGAAGAAATTGACGACATAGAGCCGTTCTATCACCAAAGTGCGGTTTAGGTTGCTCGTAGTATAACCGAAGCGCAGAAGGCGACCCTCTGGCTTCAGAATGCGCCCTAATTCCATCATGACGCCCTTGAAATAACGAGCGTCGGTGTATAGGTTGGTTTTCAATCCGTATATGCGCTCATTCGCTACATCAGAGAAGGGCGGATCGAGTATAGCGAAATCAGCGGAATCCGAATCAAGAGCTTTCAACCATTCGAGTGCGTCTTCATGATCGTCGGCCAGCGTTTCAGG